CCACTCTATTTTTAAATCATCAAATGAAGTTTTATTATCTTTTGCTTCTGTTCTTAATTTAATTAATTCTTGTATATATTGATTAATTCTATTTAATACATATTCATTTAAATTTTCATAAACATTATCAATATTATTAATCATCTGATTTAAAAATATAAAATCTTCTAATGATCTAAACTTGGAGAAATCTTTTCGTAATGTTTTAGATTTCTGCATCTCAATATCTTTTAAAATTTTATTAACTTCATCTTTATTATTTTTAAATTTAATTAAATCTTCTAGAACTTTAATTAAATTTAAATTCTTTGCCCTGCGTTTATAAATGTCTTTTGATTTATCTGATAATGGTTTATCCTCTTTGTTAGTCATAGAATTTATTACTTTAATAATATTCTCTTCTGTTAAATTTGGTTTCTCAATTTTTTTATCTTCTTTATAATTTTTAATATCATCTATCAATTCTAATAATAATTTTTTATTTAAATTTCTACCACCATATTTATTTAGTAATTGTTTTTCCATTTAATAATATTAGAGATATAAATTTAAGTAAAAATAAATAGAATATTGTAAAAATGACTTAAAATACAATATTAATATTGTTTTTTTCGTGTTTTATACAATATTGTATTCTAAAAGCTCTATACAACCTATAAAAAATATTTTTTATGAGTATATTATTGTATTTTCGGCGTATTTTAAGATATTGTATATTCTGTATATTATACAATATTGTTTTTTCAGCGTATTTTACAATATTGTATTTTAAGCGATTACTATTTTTTTCGGAATACTAAAAATTTTTATTTCTTTTCTTGTAATGCTAAAGGTAAATCTCTAAACTTATCAATCTTAAATGTTATAGTACTACCTTCACCCAGTAATGCTGGAGTTCCAAGATTAGTTCTTATATCAACATCTACATCAGTTAATATTTTTGTTTTATCAATTGTATATTCTACTCCTGGTGAATTTCCAAATATAAAATCGCCAGTTTCATAACTTCTATTTACAGAACCTACGCAAGGTATATCATTTATAATTTGACCACCAATATAGTTATATTTATTTACAATATTAGAATAAACTAATAGATGAGAATAACTAAACTTCTGTGGTAAATTTATTCCAATTAATGAATCTGATACTTGTGCTACACTTTTTTGTAATTGATTATTACCATCTAATGAACCCATAAGATAATTTAAATTTGATGTATTTAAAGACTGGCTAAGTGATGCAGATATAAATCCGCCTGTTGTTACTGGTTTAACCATATTGTTTAATTTAGATACTGCTAATTTATTATCATCAATATATCTATTATGAGAACCTCTATTAAACATATTATTTTGATTACCAAATAGTGGTAATAATTGTTCTATTTTAAAACCAAGTTTATCAAATAAACAATTAGTATATGAATGTTTATTAAATTGAGATACTTTATTATATGTACCATCTTTTTTACCTACGTGTAATCCCATTATCCCGATGCCTGATATTGATGATGCTATTCCTTTTTGTTTTATAAATGGATTCGTTATTGGTATTATTTGGTCAGCAAGATTTGATTTTGATATAGCTTCTGTAAATCCTGCTCTTGTAGAATTTAAATAAAATTTTGTATTATGTATTTTCATCACATCATTACCACTTTCAGTATCAGGACTTATTAATGGTAGTGATGAATTAAACACCATAGTATTATCATAATATCTACTTAATCCATTTGCTTCTTGACCTTGTTTCATTAATGTATGCATCTTATTAAAATTCATTCTTGATTGTGTTGTATCAAATTCACAATTCATATCATTTGAACCAATTGTTATATATGGGAAATTTGGTTCATTATTTACAAGAGTTCCTTTATTATAACTGGTTTTAAAATCTCCCATTATAACTTCCCATACAGGATAAGTAGTCCAACTAACATCGTTTGGTGGTTTTTCTACACCATTAACAAGAAATATTAATTGTGGAGCGCTTTTATAATGACTACCATTATTTGTTATTTGTATACCAGTAACTAATTGTACTTCATCTATTGATGTTTGGTCAATTATTGGTGTAAATGAAGCAGAAGTTAGTGGATCACCTGTTTGTGCTTCAGAAATACCTATGGTCATAACATTTGCACCTGGTGCGTTCTCGTATCGTCCTACAGTAGTAAAATTAATCTGTGCTACAACAACACCTCTATCGTCATTAGTTATTTTTCTTTCCCAACTATTTATTAAACTGAATTCGTTATTTTGGAATGACCTTGATAAAGAATTAAATTCACCTTCTATTGGTAATGGAATTTTATATTTATTTGTTGATGTTATTTGGTTTGTACATACCATACCTATAAATGGAACTTGTTTATAAAAATTTGTTCCTGTATCATATCCACTAAATAGTAAATCTGCTAATACTATATTATTACTAAATTCGTCAAAGTTAGATTTAACAATTATAATAATAGCATCATATTTTTTATTAGTTGTATTAAATCCTAATGTTTCTTTAGGATTGTATGCAGTTTCACTATCAATTGATGTTGAGGTTGTTGCGATTGGTATGGTTGTAGATAAATCTCCGTCATATAAAATATCATAATGTACTACTCTATTAATACTATAATAACCTTGAATTTCTATATTTTTCATTAATTTAGATAATAAAGCATTATTGTTATTAGACCAACATAAGAAATTATTAATCACACTTGGTTCTGGGAAATCGTATGTTATTTTCATATACCTATCTCCAAAATTAATTAAATTAGCAGTTGTACTATATGTATTATCTGTATTCATAGACAACTGGGTATATGTGTGAGTATTACCATCTTGGAGTTCATTTTTTGTAGTAGTAGGATTAATATTAACACTTACACCTGGTGTATCATCTAATGGATAATTATTATCAGAATCTCTTGTAGTTAATACTACTTCATAAGATAATAATGATGGATTAAATGAATTATCATTATTACCTAAATAGGTTTTAATATGATTCTTTTTTCTTAAAACCCATTCGCCTATATTTATACTATTATCAGTATATGCTTGTGGTATTACTAATCTCATTTTTTTATAGTGTTGATTAGATTGATTAAATGTTTCATCGTATGGTGCTGTTAAATTTGCTAGATTGGGATTTTGTGGTAATGTAGATGGTGCAACAAAGCCAGCAGCATTTGGTTCTGTTGTTAATACATTTTGTTCTATTGTAGTCCATACATTATCATTTAATTTTTGACCTTGGAAAACAATTTCTTTGGGCATTCTTGAAGTTGTGATGGTTGAAGCATCTGTATAAAGACCAAATTGCGAGAAATTTGCAACGCTTTTACCATAATTAGTATAAATTTTTAGACCATAAGCTTTAAAAGCTGTTGAATTTGATACTTCATAATTATTACCATATTGTTGTAAATCAGATGCTTGTGAATTAGAACTCTGTAATATACTAATACCTGGATAATCGATATATGCTCCTGCCGTATTTACTGAACCAGTTAAATTAATGGATTGTATAACAGTTAAATTTTGATCATTTTGTAAATCAGTTAAACTATCAGCACCAACAAAATCCCATCTCTTGAGATTCCCGTCCTCGCCACCAGAAAGCGACATAGGAAATACATTATATTTTGTAATGATTTGTGGTGTATCAAAGACACATCCAGCAAAAGTATAACCAACCCGAGAACCTCCACTAAAAGTTCCACCAGTTGAAGCCCAATAACTATTTGTTGTATTATCAAATAAATTATCAGGTTGTAGATTACCACCCAAACTACTTGATGCTTCTGCTGTAAAACCAGTTGATGCTCCAAAAGCAGCTACTGATGCATAAGTATCATCTTTGTATAATGCTACTTCCGCCATAGTACAATAAGTGGGGTCGTTACTATTTGCCGATATTGCTAATCTGTAATTAGTATAAGAAGTTCCATTAGTAAAACTATATTCATTTGCGTGAATTAAATTATCAGATGCTGTTCCAACAACTGAATAATTATTCCAAGTAGCACCATTTACACTATGTAATGAAGTATAATTTACACCATCATTTGACCCTTGTAATTCCCAATTCACAGGATTTTGAGTGGAAGAAGCTCCATCTGGTCTTCCCCATATTCTATATTTATTAATTGTCTGTGAATTAGTAAATGCATAATTTAAAAACCAACCAGTAAAACTATTTGTATTTTTTTGTAGAACGACTAATTGGTCGGTATATGCACTACCACTACCACTTGCGTTTATTTTATTATCGTATAAGTTAGGTAAAGTTCCAAGACCAGACAAGAGTGAAGAACCAGTTAAAGTGAAATTTCCTAATGTAGCGTTAGTTTCAGCACCAGCAACACATATAGAACCAGTTTTATCACCATAAACTGCGAATTGATAAAGTGTTGTATTATTATTATCTCCACCATTATTAATTATATGTAGAACATAATAAGTATATGATGTTGTATTATTAAATGATGATTCATAACTTGTATTTAAATTATTACTTGCTGCACCATCCGCATTTGTAAAAGTTGGAATACTTGTTATATTTTTAGCATCTAATACATCATAAGTAGATGGGTTATTTTCGTCATACGATGCTCTATTTACTTTTGATGCTCTAAATTCCCAATTAGCTGGTGCAGGTCCTAATACTCCATTTACAAATCCCCATATTCTATATTTATTAACAACTTGTGGTGTTGTGAAATCATACGCAAAAAATACACCATTTCTTGGATTATTAAAAATATATCTATAAATTAAAGCATTATCATATACGTGAGCTATGTTATTTTCAGGCGATTGTGTTGTAGAAGCATAAGCAGTAAAAGCTTCAGTACCATTAGCACCAGCAAGGGGTGTTGATACTTCTGTTGTTCCAGTAGCATTTGGGTCAGGATGAGATGCTTGTTGAAATATCTCCATCTTGGAGGGCATTATCGGTTGCGGTGCTTCATATTCTATTACCATAGCATTACTTGGTGATATATCAACTTTATCAGCAGTTTCTGAATAAGCATTTGTAGAATTTTGAGATAAATAAATTGTATTATTTGTAGATAAAGATTGAACTGAATTATCACCGAATTTACTTAAATCACTATCAGAACTAATATTAATATAATTACTGCTATTAACAGAATAATTATTTGTAGTATCAACTGAATATAAACTAAACTGGTTTGCATTTGGAGAGTTCCCCAGTCCAAATTCCAGAACATCATCACCAGTTTCTACTAAATTTCTATAAGCAACTACACAACCTACTCCCAGTTCTTTAATTTTACTATCATCAAAATAATTACCATTATCATCTTTAAAACTAAATTTACTTGATGATGGTAAATTTATATTACTTGTTGATGGTGTTCTATTTTCATTATATCTAGTATAAAAGTCGTATTCATACATTTTATTATTATTCATTTCATTAATGTAAGTAAAATTGAGATTACCATTAGTTCCAGTTTCTACTAATTCAGATATATTACTTTCATCTGCTACAAGCCCCGCGAGAACAGGCATTCTCATTCTATTTTTATATTGTATGTATGATTTACTTTCTGCATCTTCTGGTTCTAATTTTAATGCGATAGATTGAGTTGGTGCTAATGCTACTGGTAAAATAATACCATTACCGATTCTTTTATTTATTAAAGCTCCATTTGAAATTTGATTATGAATATTATAAACTGATTGAGTATATCGATCATCCATTCTACCTATTTCCCACGATGCATATAATGAATCTAAAAATGTTTGATTATTATAATTTATATTAATATTATCTGAACTTGGTTTTTCTAAATAATCAAATACTTTCTTAAGTTTCTCAAAGTTAGAATCATTTGCTATAATGTTACTCATAATTACATTATTTTGATTTAAAACTAAATATTTATCATTTGTTGTTGGTTTTTTGATTGTACTATAATCAGATTCTGTATCACTTCTAAATAAAATATTTGATGTTACTTTATCTATTTCAGTTTGTGTAAAATTAGTTGAGAAACCTTCTAGGTCATCAAAAATAACACAACTTTCTCCAAAATTATATGGGCTACTTGTTGGATATTCGCTATGAATACTTGTAACTGATAATGGTGGTTCTATATTCCCAGTATAAAAACTTGAATTTGTTAAATTATTTTCATTTAGGGTTTGTATATTTTTAGAATTATTTAAATCTGAAAATAATTCACTAATTGCTTGTGTTCGCCCTATATTACCAGTTGCTAGACAATTATAAAAATATTTTGCTCTTTGTCCTAATGTTGGGAATCCTATACCAGTTGCAAGTCTAGTTTCAAAATTTATACTAAAATTTTCTACCCCATTATTTATATCATATATCATTTTACCAAATGTTGTAGGATAATTCTTACAAGTTTCATCTACTACCTGTAATGTATCTTCTACTTGATAATGGTTTTTTAAACTTGTTACATTTCTATTAGTAACATTTTTATAATCTATTATTTGAGGTTTAACGAATCTATCATCAGATAAATTTGGATCATTAAGCGATTCAGTTATTTTCTGTCCAATTACAACAGGAGAATTAAAACCTACATTACTCTCTACAATTGCTTCACTTGTTAATGGTGTCCATTTTTTACTATAAGTTCCTGGTATTGCTATGTTATGGTATGTATCGTATCCATTATTATAAAAACCAACGAAATCTGGTTGTCCTAAATAAAATCTGGTAGTATCTGGTGTATATAGTTTTAAATGGTTAGTTGCTACTGCATTACCATTACTACACCCATATAATGCATTATCTAATTTATCTGCTCTTTCATTTAGAGATACAGCACCATTATTAATCCAAGGCTGTATATCACTTTCAGGAATTCCTGATGTTTGAGTTCCTAAACTTACACCACCATAATCAGATAGATATGCTAAATAATCTGTTCCAGTAGTTTCGTCACATATATTATATGAATGAAATGTATCTTGAAAATTAAATATTCTTAAATTTTGTTGTACAGCGTTTATACGACTATTTAAATCTCTTAAGGTAGATAATCCTTTTGGTAATGGTGTGTTGTTTAACCAATTGTTAGAAACATAATATCCTAAATCTATTTTCATTTTATTATCTACAACTAATTCATTTTCAGATGAACTACCTAATAACTCAATACCTTCATCTGATAATCCTTGTGTTTTAATTGCCGAACTATAATAAGATATTCTATCTCCTGGATCTAATTTAATTGACTTTGGTAATTTTATTTTCCATTTGTTATTTGTGATTTCTGTAGTATTTACATCTTCTGATAATGTTTTTCCATAATCTACTGAATAATTCTTTTTGGCTATAGATTGATTGCTTTCTATTATTATAGATTGGAACATATTTATATAAAAAAAATATAAAAAATAAAAAAAATAAATTATATTAAAATTTTAATATTATTAAATAGATGTAAGAACTACACCATTTCGTAGAACAAAGGTTTTTTCATAATCTACAAAGAATTTAATAAGACGAGTTTGGTAATCATTTCTAGAAAATACAGATTTGCGTTCATAAATAATATTCTTATTAGCAATTTGAGTTCCTTCACCACCAGGTCCTTTTGTAAGATTTAGTGAAGTGATAAAATAATTACCTCCTAGTACTTGTGGATTTTGACCTTCAAATAAAACAGTAGAATCAATTGGATTATTTTGCATTCCATCTTTGGAATCATAGAAATCAGAATATAAATCAAATGAATATTCAGCATTATGAACAGACATAGGGAACATTTGTACTTTCTCTAACTCATTACGCATAAGGGAAGGATTTTTAATAGCTTTTGGATAGTGAATGGTGTTATTGTACCTCCAATTAAACGAAATATCGTGAATAGGGGCGTCCGATCTATAAACACCTGTTAGAGCATTTACAGTATCGTATCTTTCAGTAACAACTACATTATTAACTTTTAATCCACTAGATCCAACTTCTCTTACAAAATCTACATCGCTGGTTACACCAGATGCTGGTTGAGCAATTCCAGGAAGCTGTGAAGATGTTACAAGTTTCTCACTATATACCATAGGCATTCCCTTATCACTATTAACTTGGTCAGCAATACGATTCATAGTAGCAGCATCATAAGTGAGATAATCAAGATGCATTACACAATTTTCTAAACCATAACTTGTAGCAGTTGTTGTGGCTGGTGGAGTTGAAAATAACATAGTTTTACCAGTTTCTCCATTTACTTGTTGAGTTAATTCTATTTCTACGCTGACCTGTTCTTGCATAAAACCAACAGGAAGTACTATATTTTTTAAACCAACAAAAATATCATCTAGTGAAATTGAGTATAAGGGGCAATTGGTTTTAGAATTAACTGGTTTATATCTTTCTGGTGTAGCACAAGCAGTAGCACTAGTATAATTAGCACACCCTACATCAACAGCTAGAAGACCATCAGTATTAGTTGATGGACCTAAATTAGAACCACTTGCACCATCAAGTACTTGGTCAATTTCACTTCTCATAGAAGCAGTATGAACTGCCTTATCAATCATAAATCTTTCACCTACATTTTCAGCAATTGATAGAATAGTTGTACCAGCACGGAGTGTAGCTTTAGATATTAAACAAGCAGCACCACAGGTTGTAGGCAAAAAACAAGTACCATCAGCAGCAGCATCATCATTATGAACCGATAGAACAAGACGAGAACCTGAATTTAGCAGACCTTGTTTTTTGATGTTGAACTGGAGGCGGTGTTGACTTTTATTAACAGCTTCTAGGATTTCGGTATGAATATCAACATTAGACATTTCTACTGATTGTTGAGGAATTAAAACGGAAGGTAATTCTTTATTCATTTTTATTTAAATGTATATAATATATTTTAAAAAATAAATTAAATAAAAAAATAATTTAATATAAAATTTTATATTAAAATTTCTATATATATTTAAGAAGTTACAGAGATTCCTTGTGGGCTATATACAAGCTTATGTTTTGAAAGCGAATATGTATGAATTGCATTAGCACTTTGACCATCTAAGTCAGATTCTACTAATAATGTAAAAGTTCCATCGCTAAAGTCGCGACCTACTTGTGTTAATGAATCTTCATTTTGACCAATTGCAAAAATTGGTTTATCTTGTGCTTCTACACTTACAGTTGATTTAAGACTTGCTACTTCTTTACCATCAGCATCTCTTTTAGTTTTAAGACCATTTTCGGTATTAACAGAGATTAGAGTTCTAGCACTTTCTTCTACATTCATACTTTCTTTAAGTAACTCAATTCTTTCTACTTCTGGTCTGTTTTGTCCAGCTTGTGTTTTTGTAACTACTTCAAAATCAACAGGCATTCTACGACCCGATTTACCTACTATATATTTATTAAGTTTTGCAGTTGTGTTAAATACACCATTTACTTGGTTTTTAAATCTATCGGTTGAGTAACCGTCTTTTTCTACATTATTCACGTGACTTGCTGGTATTGTCGAATTAATAACAGATAGAGTATTTTTAGTTCCAAGATTTAGAGTTAGTGTAGAAGAATTGCTATTAAGAATATTATATTGATGATTCCACGAGTTAAACTCAAATGAACCCGATTTTGGTCTATCAAGTTCAGCCTGTGTGTCGGGGTCGAAATGAAGAAGGTCGTAACAACAAGTTAAATTGTGAAGTGAATAAAATACATCATTTTTATCAGCTTCACTACATATCAGAGCATTAGAATCAGCGGTTAGTTGTAAATTAATCTCCATTCCTCGTAATCCATTATTTCCGAGCGGTAAAGTTTCTACAGCTTGGAGAATAGCAACTTCTAGTGGAATACTAAAATTAACTTCTGTATTACAATCAGTAGCACTTTGTTTTTCACGACTAGCGAGTACTGGGTCTTTTCCGCACATATAACCATCAAAGTTTGCCTGGTTATTTTGTAGTGGATTAGTTACTGAAAATAGACTTCCTGGTTTAGTAAGTGATTCTAGGGTTTGCCCTCCTGATCCGAGAGCTGAAATTGTAATATTCTCAAATAGTCCCGAAACACCAACTCTTTCGTTAAGACGAAGACCATAAGCTGCACCAGTTTTTACTGCATTATTATTTGGAAATACAGGATTGCTAAATGTAGAAGTACTTCTATTAAGACGGAGTTTTCCATTTAGTTTTAATGTTTTAGTTAGAAGAAGGGTTGGCGATGCTGGAATCTGAAATTGTATAAGACTGCTTCCGCCTTTAAAAGAATATTGCCCATTTTCTGGTAAGTTGATTGGTTGTATGGAATTGTAGCGTTGTTCTGTAATCATTTTATTTATTTATATATAATATAATTAAAAAAATAAATTAAATAAAAAATTTTAATTAAATTTTATAATATTTATTTAGCATTCATACATTTTTTAGTTTTTTTATGTTTGGATAAACCTACTCTACATATCATAGATTTACAATTTGGACATTCTACTTTTTCTAATTTTTTTCTATATACTTCTTCTTTATTTTTTTCACGATATTCTTTTGAATATTCTTTATATTTCTCTTTATTTTTTTCACGATATTCTTTTGAATATTCTTTAATTTTATCTTTATTATCAATCCTATATTGTTTAATTTTTTCTTCATTAACAATTAACCATTCTTTTCGTGTTCTTGTAGGAATAGAACTATTTAATGTAGCATTTAATTGTTCAATCCATTTTCTTTCTTCTTTCTTTAATTCATTACCATCATTAACATTTACTTTTTCTACTAGAATCATATCCCAATTATCCCACCCTCCATTATTTCTAATAAATTCATAAACTTTAATATTTTTCCGTTTATTATTATCAGAACAACATCTTTTATGACCATTTT